TTACTCAAACTTGTCGTTGTCAAAACACATTACAGAAAAGGAACCATCAAAATTTTCATCTGATGAAAATTCAATTAAATGATTATCAGCACCCCATCCCTCATTAGGGTCAACATAAAATGATTTAGATTCCCCTTTTTTTACTGATCCTGACATCACTATTTCGTCAAAGTGCGTATTTTTAACTGTAAACGTGAGTTTAGCTTTTCCACTATTTTTTATCCACACTTTCCCATAAGCGTAACCATTAGGAACGCTGAATGCATAACTAACATTCTTTTCATCAGTAGGCAACGTTCCACTTTTAATTCCAGGTCTTTTTCCGTAAGGTTCGAAAGCTCCAGCTTTGCTGGATTCAACTTTACTCAACATCACTTGGTTTGTTTCAACAGAATCAGTTGAAGCCATAACACCAGCCCCAATAGATAGACTGCTAAGTAAGAGAGCTATTGCAATTGTCCCTTTAATAACTTTCTTCACAAAAAAACCTCCGTCGCAATTAATTTAGACAAGTGTCGTGCACGACTGTAACTATAATATAAGGAAATAAATGGAATATCAACTTTTTTTTGAAAAAAACAAAACTAATAAGTAAAGCAGAGTGATGTAATTTCTTGAGAGACTTGGAGAAGGGTTTGTTTCATTTCTTGTTCTTGAAAATCGAACAGATAGTACATTAATGAAAGAGGCTAAAACCCTTAAGGTTTGGTATTATCCCCTCGTGGTTGACAATGAAAAAAGTCTGTCTGATAACTCAACCTCTAAACTACAATTAGTCTTAGAAAGGTTGGGAGAGTTTTTATGATGTCAAAAGAGCAGATCAAGCAGTGGATCAAAGAGAAAAACATGAAATCTGTGGATGATGTACAATCAGCCTTAAAGGATTTGTTTGCTGAAACGATCCAAGAAATGCTCGAAGCAGAGATGGAGTCCTCTCTTGGATATGAAAAGCATGACATGAAAAACAAGCGGACAACCAATAGCCGTAGCGGTTATTGCAAAAAACGGTTCGCTCCGAGTATGGCGAAGTTGACATTCAAGTCCCTCGTGATCGGGAGGGTGAATTTGAGCCTGCCATCGTAAAAAAGCACCAATCCAATGTAACAGGGATCGAAGATCAAATCCTCGCGATGTATGCGAAGGGCGTATCCACACGTGATATTCAAGATCATCTGCAACAACTCTATGGCATCGACGTCTCACCAACACTCATTTCTAATGTTACAAACAAGATCGTTCCGCTAATTAAAGAGTGGCAAAATCGACCCTTGCAATCGGTCTATGCCGTTGTTTTCTTAGACGCGATCCATTTTAAAGTAAAACAGGACGGGGCTATCGTCAACAAAGCTGCCTATATGGTCATTGGAATTGACCTTGACGGTCATAAAGATGTCCTTGGCATCTGGATTGGCGAGAACGAATCGGCTAAATTCTGGCTCCATGTACTCAATGAACTGAAAAACCGGGGTGTCCAGGATATTCTCATTACGAGTGTCGATAACCTCCGAGGCTTTACGGAGGCTATTTCAGCATGTTATCCAAAGACAGAGATTCAGAAGTGCGTCATCCATCAAATCCGTAACTCTATTAAATATGTCTCTTATAAAAATTTAAAGAAAGTTACAGCAGAATTAAAACCTATTTACAAGGCTCCAACGGAGCAAGCTGCTCTGGAAGAGCTCGATCAATTTGAGCAAACTTGGGGGAGTAAATATCCTTTGATGGTTCGCTCCTGGCGGACGAACTGGGATGAGATTGCAACCTTCTTTAAATATCCTCCAGAGATTCGAAAGCTGATCTACACGACTAACGTTATTGAAAGTTACCATCGTCAACTTCGAAAAGTGACGAAGGGAAAAGCCATTTTTCCCACGGACGATTCCCTTCTAAAGATGCTATATCTCGTAACCATGGATGTCTTACGAAAATGGACTGGACGAGTCCACAATTGGGGACAGATTCTCATGCAGCTATCTGTTTTCTTTGAGGATCGCGTACACCTACACATCCGTTAACAAATAAAGAAAGGCTTCATCCCCGAAGGGATTGTCTTTTTCTACACCAACGCATCAAGGGTTCGCTTCGCCTTACGCCCTTGACTCTGTTGGCTCCGAAAAAGATGTCCCAATTAGGGGGATGAAACCTCTTCATATATCAGTTGATTGAGTTTACACAAAAATCTTGACAGACCCGTGCTGCGTCATATATGCCAATCAATAAGTGGCAATCATGTTCGATCATAATACCCCGTTTTGATCTAAAACTATTCCCATGTTATGCCGGACTCGATCTATCATTAACAACCGATATCACCAGCGTCGGGCGAGTGCATCCTCTGAGTGACGATATGTACTTCGTAGCACAGCATTCCTTCATACCGGAGGCAAAACTTGCTGAGCGGATGAAAACAGACAAAGTCAGGTACGACATATGGATCGAACGCGGCTGGTTGGAGGTTACACCAGGTGAGGTCGTGGATTATAGCTTTGTCGAGGCGTACATCAAGCGCCTACGTGATGATGGCTTTCAAATTGTGGAGATCGATTATGACAAATGGAACGCCACCCATTTGGCACAGACTCTCGGCAATGACGGTTTTGAAATGGTGGAGATTCCTCAATCGATCAAACATCTGTCGGAGCCAACCAAGTCATTTCGTGACCATGTGTACCAGAACAAAATCATCCATGCCGCTGACCAAATGCTGGCGTGGGCGATAGGGAACGCGGTGACGAGGAAGGACGCACAAGAAAACATCATGTTGGACAAAACGAAATCGAAGAATCGGATCGACCCGATCGCAGCGGTAATCAACGCATTTGCTCGGGCGATGGGTCAAGAAGACAATCGTTCAGTTTACGAGAAAAGGGGGCCAAGGACGCTGTGAAAAAACCAAAAAACATACTGGAAACAGTCCGAGAAGCCTGCCTATTGGTAGGTTTTTTCAGTTTTGGCTACGGTTTATGGCTTATTTACCCTCCAGCCATGTGGCTGGTGTGCGGTTTGATCCTAATTTGGGTCGGATTTCCCCCAAAAAGGAGGGGTGATTGATGGGATTTTTAAGCGATTTGGTCGATAAATCAGCCTATTCAATGGCGGATTTTAACCGAGAAATTCGGAGTTTGTTTGGGGGACACTCCACGAAATCAGGGCAAAAAGTCAACGAAGAGACAGCTTTCCGCTATATTACGGTCTTTTCTTGCGCCCAGGTGCTAGCTGAAACGATGGGATCTCTCCCGTTTTTCGTGTATCGCCCAAGGGAAAACGGAAAAGGTAGCGATAAAGCGGTAGATCATCCGGTATATGGACTATTGCATGATGCACCGAATGACGAAATGACCTCCCAGACATGGCGAGAAACAAGCATGGGTCACCTGGTCTTGTCAGGAAACACCTACTCCATCATCACTATGGATGGAAAAGGACAAGTGATCGATTTATATCCGGTTGCCTGGAACACAGTGGAACCACGCAGGAATCCATCAACTGGAAAGATCGAATACCAGATTAATGACCGCGGTAAGATCGATGTTTTTCCAGCAGAAAAAGTGTTCCACATACCAGCATTCGGCTTTGATGGCATCAAAGGGTACAGTCCGATCCGAATGGCTGCTGAAGCTATCGGTTTAGGGATGGCTGCCACTGAGTTTTCTGCACGTTTTTATGGTCAAGGCATGAATATAGGTGGTGTTCTTGAGCATCCCAATGTTTTGAGCGATCAGGCTTATACACGACTGCAGACCTGGCTGGAGGAAAAGGGTTCAGGTTTGGCGCATTAATGGAAGCCACTGATTCTCGAAGAAGGCATGAAGTTCAATCGCATTCCGATGCCATTGACCGATGCCCAGTTTATCGAGACACGGAAGTTCACAAGGGACGAGATTTGTGGGCTGTTCCGTGTTCCCCCGCACATGATCGCCAACCTGGAGAGAGCGACCTTCTCCAATATCGAGCACTTGAGCATCGACTTCGTGCAGCACTCTTTACTCCCATACGTAACCCGTTGGGAACAAACGATCAATTGGGAGCTGTTCACGAAGAAAGAGCGAGAACAGGGATATTATGCAAAAGCAAACGTCGACGGCCTACTCCGCGGCGATTATAAGAGCCGTCAAGAAGGTCTGGCTATTCAACGTCAAAATGGCATCATCAACGCAGACGAATGGCGCAGAAAAAAAGACAACACACTGTTCATGCGTTCTGTGTTAAGTATCCCGGATATAAATGGAAACTACCAAACCGATACGTGGTCGATCTACAATGCAGCAGGAACAGCAGTCATAGAAACCGTGACATGGACTCTAACGTATGACGCAGACGGCGACTTTGTAGAATCGTCATAAGGAGGGATGAGAACGTGAATTTAACAGAAGTTTTAGCAGCACATGGCTTATTCGGTAAGAAAATAGCGTTACCGAAAGACCTGGTGGAAGTAGATACGATTGTGTGGGAAACTTCGAATTGAGTCTCCTATGACTTAATAAACTTGGACAGTTCGGACGATGTTTATTTAGCAAAGAAAACCGATGCAGAAGTCAAGAAAATAAGATTGCACGGTGTTGTAGCCTGGACAGTATCTTTAGATTTTAGTGTATATGCTGTGTGTATCGGACAAGATGGCTATTACTATGCAGTCGGAACGAAGAAAGCAGCTAAAATCAATATGACAACTGGGGCTGTAACTACGATTACCTTTTCCGGGTTTAATTTAGTATCCGTTTACCATGTTGCAGTAGATGTTTCTGGGAATATCTATATGTCATGTCAGGATGATACGTACACGTATATTCGGGCATACAAAATCCTCCCTGCTGGAACAAGAGCATGGCTGTATGATTCGGGTGTAACAACTGCAGATGGTTCATCAGGTATATGCGTAATCTCTAGTCACCTGTACGTAAATCTTGGTGGAAACATGTACAAGTTTCCGTTGACTGGTGGATTGGTATGGTCAGGAAATGGATTTGATCTATACGGAGTGATACCCGATCCATCCGACAGCAACCGTGCTTATGTTTTAAATGGGAGAAAATTTACGCATTACGGTTTATCAGGTCCATCTGGACCCACCGTCATAAAAGAAACGAGCGTTAACATTGGTACGATTGATTTCTCTTCAATATATTTACGAGTTATTGGTGACTTCGGTTATGTTACGACAAGCGAATATTGGTTCAAAATTCGGTTGTCTGATTTCAAGGTGGTGGGTATACGCGGAGATAATAAAATTCGCGCGATTGCATCCGACTCATCTTTCATCATTTTGGATGCAGGAGTGGTTCGCCGCATGAAATACCGTTACAAAATTAAGTAAGGGAGGCATTGGGATATGTTTTACATTGGCTATGAAAAAATCGATGAAACAAAAGCAAGAGTCACGCTGATTCACCACTTCCCATCCGAGCTTGATCAAGAAATGTTAGATCGCGGATTGCTTACGGAAACTGTACCCGAGCCACAAACACCACCAGGTAAATTAGCACGGCAATACGTCAATCCTAAAACAAAAGAAATGTGGTATGAGTATGTCGATGATACTCCATCGCCATTAGAAGATCGGCTCAAAAAAGTGGAGAGTGCTACCTCGGAAAACAAGCAAACCAACCTGGATACCCAAGATGCCGTTTTGCAACTATACGAAATGGTCGCAGTACCAGCAACCAAGTAAGCCCACATAGGAGGAGCAGAAATGCTAAATCGACTATGGATATGGCTTCTTTTTTTATGCTTGAAAGGAGGTGAGAGGACGATGGTAGCAGTTTGCATAAGCTTGATTATTAACGGTCGCCGTACCTTTGCGCAGATTCCAGTAAGCCTACAGGATGCTGTAAAAGCTGACATGGAAGCATTGGGTCTTGGTACAGATGGTAAGCCGTTGGCATAACGCCTTTCCTAATTAGAAGGGCGTTTTTTCATCGGGAGCTGTTCTTTCTCCTTCGAGACTTTCCCAGAACCCAGAGCGTCTTATCTTTTAAGAATGATTCAGGGGAGGACAATACATGAATGGTGATATTGGATTCACATGGGACTGGGGAAGTTTTCTTTGGTTAATCATTTTCGTATGGCTGCCAGTAGGGGTAATCACGTATTTGGCAATCCGAGCTAGATTCAAAAAAAAAATGAGCGAATTAGAGAAACGAATCGAGAAACTTGAACAAGAAGGTTCAACAAAATAAGGATTTCATAGGGGAGCTGCTAACGCGGCTCCTTTTTCCAATGATCTGCGTTAACTTTGGATAGCAGACGAAAAGAAACAGTTGGCTTACGATAAAGTTGCCCATTGTAAAAAACTTCTTATTCGTTGATGGAACGCCGTGTGCGATGAAAGTCGCCCGCACGGTGTAGGCTCGAACGAAAACCCTCAGAAAGAGAAGGGTATAAGTCGAGAATAGCGATGCGAAACCAATTAATGATGTTGTAATTTCTGGGTCTGGTTGGCATGTGTCTCATGGAAGATTTGTTGATTTTTACTACACCGCCCCAAAGGACGCCGCATCTGAGAAAGTCTTACAGTCTACGGACAATGGAGAAACTTGGGAGGATGCTTTCCTGCCATTAGGGATTACATCCGGCTCCGCTAATGGAATTCCCAAGCATATTGTACGTGCTGCTCAGTTAGAAGCAGGAAAAACCTATCTATTTAAGGTTGTCATTACAGGTGGTAAGAACGAAGGCGAATCAAATGTTATTACTCAAAAAGTAATGTAATCCATCAATGGCCCTCGGGATAAACCGGGGGTATTTTTTATCACCAAGACTGTGAGTCTGCCTCGAACCTATCGGGGCTATTTTTATTTCCCCTAGGGGGTGGAGAGGAGGATAAGCTCATGTCAAATAATGAGATGCAGGTACTATCTGATATCCGTGAGCGGATTGTCCGAGTAGAGACAAAACTGGACTCTATGACTGATGTTCGTGAAACAGCGGAAGAGGCGAAAGAGAAAGCGAATGAAGCACTACAATATGGGAAATCAGCGCATCATCGATTGAACGAAGTTGCTGATAATCAGAAATGGCTCTGGCGTACGGTTATTGGTGGGCTGATTGCTGGAGCAATAGCATTACTGTGGAAGGGGATGGCAGTATGAAGACGTTCCTTAATGACAGAGATGGCGTCAGCGAGAAGGACTATCTGCTCCTGATCGCAAGCACTGTCTTTTTTCTTTTCGTAGCGATTGGGCTTATTCTGTCGTTGCTAGGTAAGCCTGTAAGTTCGGTCTACCTTGCACTATTGGATATGATGGCTCCAGTCCTAATGACGGTTGCGGGCGGCGTGTTCGGTGTACGAGCAGTGCAAGAGTACCGCAAACCACGTTCCAGTGAGCCTGACACGGAAGGAGAGGACTACGATGCACGTGTCTAAAGTGGACGAGATGCTCAAAGGATACCGTGTGACCAGCCCATATGGACCGTGTGCAGACCCGTTTACAACCAAGCAGGTATTCCACACCGGGATTGACCTGGTTAAAAAACATCGATCACCAATCCATGCCTTTGTCACTGGTGTCGTCACGCACGCCAAAGAAGGTGCAAAAGGATCCGGATACGGGGGCTTTGGAATTGTAGTAGCTGTTAAAGACCGGAACGGCTGCACACACGTATATGCCCATCTACACAGCACATCCGTCAAGGTTGGCGATCAGGTCAAGTGTGGCGACGTCGTAGGACTACAAGGCAGTACCGGGCGCAGCACAGGCTCACACTTGCATTACGAGGTTCGGCGCGACGGATTCGGGACACATACCGATCCTGTAGCGTATTTGCGAGAATATTACTAATCTGTTGATAAACCTGTGGATAGAGGAGATGAAGACACAGTGAAAGCACTGGAACCGTGGAAGCTCCAACTCGCAGACAAGGCATTGGACAGCCTTGCCAGCAAGGAGGATACAGAAGGAATAGCCTTGATTAACAACGTAGAAGAGTGGAAAAAACGATTACGAACAGAGCCACAGGCAGTCTTGGAAGACATGTCTTGGCTCATTTTTGTGCTGACAGACCGCGCAACAAACACACCGGATTTTCTTGCCCAACATGAGGAGGATGTAGATCATGAACGAAGAGTTTAAACGCAAGCTTTCATCGCGCAAACTGTGGATGGCAGTGGCTGCCTTTATCACGAGTGTGCTGGTACTGTTGGGTATGGACGGTGACACGATTACAAAGGTAACCGCCATGATTACGGCTTTCGGCTCTGTTGTCGCATACATGGTGGCTGAAGGATTCGTGGATGCAGAGCGTATCAAGAACGATGCAGGAGATTCGGTCGGTACATCAGAAAAAAGCTAATAACTACAGTAGCCCTCCTTCGGAGCATGGTCAAGACCCCATTTAGTGGACATTGAAATAAGCCCTAGGCTATAAGCTGACGTCGGTATTCAACCGGCGTCAGCTTGTTTAGTTTTCGTTGTGCTCTTTTCTCGTTATAAAAGAGAATAAATTCTTCTATTCGCCTTTGTGCTTCCTCTATACTTCGGATATCATAGGGATAGAGTGCTTCGACTTTCAGATGCGAAAAGAAGCTCTCCATAGAGGCGTTGTCATAACAATTGCCTCGGCGTGACATGCTGATTTGGGCTCCAACCTTTGGCAGCATGTCGTGGTAAGCATGGGACGTGTACTGGTACCCTTGATCGCTGTGAACGATCAATCCAGCCACGTCTTTTTGCTTTTCAAATGCTTTCTTGAAGGTCTCTAACACAAGTGGATTATCGTTACGCTGGCTTAGATGATAAGCGACAATCTCATTGTTCCATAGATCTTTAATAGCAGATAAGTAAATTCGATGGTCAAATACCCGAAACTGTGTGACATCCGTTACCCACTTTTGATTAGGCCCTTCCGCAGTGAAATTCCGTTGCAGCAAATTTTCCGTGATTCTACCATCCGACACAGCCGTTTCATAACTGGTACGGTGGATGTATTTACGACGGATGATTGCCTGCATACCTAGCTCCTGCATGAGACGTAGCACTTTCTTGTGATTTACTTTCAGGTTATATTGGCGGTATAACTCGTCCTGGACACGACGATAGCTAACCGTCTTGTCCCGTTCTTCATAAATGCTTCTAATTTTGCGTTTGAGATGTTCGTCACGATCAACGTCCTTGCGTTTCACATACGCATAGTAACCGCTTCGGCTTATACCTAAATAAGCGCACAGTTCTTGAACGCTTCGTTTGTCCCTTAGCTCGTCAACGACGATGTGCTTGTTTTGCAACCCTCCCGATTCAAGATTTGTAACCACTTTTTTAAGACATCTACCTCCAGTTGTAGACGCCGAATTTCCCGGTCCTGCTTCGTTTCAACCCGATGAGGATTTCCACGCCCGTCCTTGAATGATGCATCTCCATTTTCACGATACTTTCTCATCCAAGTTCTGACGCGGTATTTATCCTGGACCCCTAGGTGTTCTGCAATCTTTCTGTAACTCCATCCCTCTTCCACGTGCAAGCGAACCGCTTCTACTTTGAGTGATTCTGGATAATGTTTACATTTGTTCCCTTTCACTGCCATGACGAAAAGCACCCCCTAGAATTACATCGGATTAACCTAGGGGTTTTTCCAATGTCTATTCTAAGGGGTGCACTTCAGCAATCCGGGGAGGGCTGTTTCTATTTGGATCGATCTAAAGTAATTGCTTATAATGCCTTCGTTTTGAGCGATTTTAATTCTTTTTTTATCCACTTGAAGATAAAATCTCGACAATCTTCCAAGTTAGTGAAACTATGTTTTAGAAACTCAGAAGTTATTACCTCACCCGTAGGTTTTCGGATTTTAAAGGTATATAGGTTGAAATCTGGGTGATCTTTTTTGTACGGCTTTTCAATTCGAGCATAATAAAATTGATGTCTGCCTTGCCAAATGTCATAGTCGATTCGCTTATCCCTTGTTAATATCTGGAAATGCATTATTTATCACCGATTCAATATTTTGTATAAGGTACACTCCAGATAATACCCTATTTCGGGAGAAAAGTGGTAAAAAATGAGCGACTATTTTCCTATATGGAAGTAGTTAAAGCAAACAACACTCCGGGGAGAGATTTTTTACAGCTGAAAATATACAAATTGAGTTTAAACATCAACACGTTCAAAAAGTCTAGGAAGTAGAAACGCAAGCCTATTTGCTAAATGGCATTATTAAATAATCATATATTTATATCTATATATTGCCATTTGTACCTTTATTTAATATAATTACAAAAGCATGCATGCAAATGGTGTTCACCTAAACCTATCATTAATTATATCAGGGGTGAAATTGTGAGTTTTTTTAAAAAGACAAATAGTTTAGTATTAGCTTTATCCTTAGCTACTGTAACAATTCTATCGCCAACTGCAGCCGCTTATGCAGAAGAGCGATTCGAAGTACCTAAGTTAGCAAAGAAGAGTCAACAAGTCGAGCTAACAGAAGAAGAGGTTGTAGTAGAAGAAGCTGTAACAGAAGAAGAGGAAATACAAGAAGCAGAAGTACGAGCTGTTCCTTTAATTCCCATTATATTAATCATAGTAAGAGCAGGCGTCATGTATATTAAGTATAAGAACAAAGTGGAAGAAGCTTATGAAAAAGTAAAAGAGTCCTATGTAAAAAAGAAGTCGAGAAACGTTATTCCAATAAGATCGGAGAAAAAGATAGAGATCGGTGGGATGATGTAAAAAGTGACACAACTCTAAAAGTATTCAAACTAAATGGGTATCCAGATGGTATTCATCTCGAATTTGGCGATCCAGATGACTATGGTATGACACACATCCTTGCAAGACACCATCCAGAATATTGGACTGGTGACTATAATGGTTATGATCGTGATCCTCTATCAATGTTTGATCCCGATACTTCTATGAGGGATATTGAAAAGATCATTCAAAGTGTAATTGATTACAGAGAGAACTCTCAATGGATGAAAGAACGGCTCGATGAGGGGAACTATAAGCCAAAAGGATATGTTGGTTACCACGATGGTAAATTATATAAGCTAGTAGTAAGTGGAGGAAGTATCACCACCCTTTATCCAAAGGGATGGAATGAAGTCGAAGATTAATATTTTTGGAGTTAAAGTAGCCCTGGCTTTTCCCCTAGGGCTACTTATTCTACATACAAAATTGGAGGAGCAACATGTTTAGCGTTCATACATATTTATTAAAAGGGAATAGCGTAATTGCTTCAGAACTAGATCTTGACCATGTACATAAGGGTGTCATCTTAGAGAATATTGAACACTCCTTTGTAGATATTCGGAACGAACTAGAAGTGAAGCAATACTTTCAAACATATAAGAAATTCTTTCGGGAAGCAATCCTAATAAAGTTCAATGACGACATTATTTTTGATTTCACCTATTATGACTTAACACTCTGGAGTTCTTTTGCTTCTTTAATTGAGGATTTTTTGGCGACAGACTCGAAAACAACAGAAGAAACTGTTCACTACCAAGCAAGTATTTCGTTAGAAAATACAGATCAAGATAAGGTATTATTTTCTGTAGTTAAGATGAACAAAATTCAATTGGAAATAGAACTGCCAAAATACACCTTCCTTCGCGCTTTAGTCGACGGAGGATTACATTATTACACTACTATGTGCAACTATGGGTATAGTCATATAACTTTTACAAATATGAAATCTTGTTATGAAGAACTTGCAGAGAAGCTAGATAATTTGATTAAGTAATGGGTTGTCTTAAGGATTACCAGCGAACCTCCCCACCTATTCAAAAAAAGGGTGGGTTTTTGTTATTTTGTATATTTGTGTATAATTGTTTCGTTTGTTAGAAAATAGGGAATTAAATATGCTCAAAGAATTATTTTTGAAAGGGGACTGTACTTGGCACGAAGAAGGAAAAAGGGAGATGACCCGATAAGCCAGTTGGTCGGATTGCTTTCTTTGTTTGCATTTGGCGGGGCATATTACTATACAAATTCATTTATCATTGGTGGAATTGCATTTACTGCTGTAATGGGTGCTGCTCTTTGGATTGCTATTGCTCAGAGCGCAAAGAGAGAAGAGAGATTAAGGAAATCAGGAATCCGCGAAATTGATACTATGGATGGTCTCCAATTCGAACAATACCTTGGACTGCTTTTTCGTTCGCACGGGTATAAAGTAGAAGTAACAAGAGCTGCAGGCGACTATGGGGCAGATCTTATCATTCAAAAAGATGGAAAGAAAATTGCAGTACAAGCAAAGCGCTACAGTAAAAATGTGGGGATTGAAGCGGTACAACAGGCGCAGGCTTCGATAGCTCATTACAAAGCACATGAAGCGTGGGTAGTAAGTAATCGTGATTACACAGATGCCGCAAGAAATCTAGCTACTTCAAATAAAGTAAGGTTAATAAATCGGGAGAAGCTTATTGAAATGATTCTCCTGATGAACCCTACAGCAAAACCAGACCCTAAAAAGGTGATCGCACAATTCCAATCGAAAACACAAATCTGCGACAAATGCGGTAACCAGATGGTCTTGCGAAAAGGGGCAAAAGGTGAATTCTATGGCTGTAAAGGGTATCCGAAATGTAGAAACATTAAAGTAGCTCGATAAAATCTAATACGTCTGGATATTAGGGGGACTTATTTTGAAATTTATAAAGATATTAGGATGGATTTTTGTACCTTACATAATGATATTTGTTGATTGGAAATGACTAGGGAAAGTTGGTAAGCGTGTAGGAGCAGCATTGGCCATATTAGCATTAATAATTGGGATAGCTGGCAGAGATACCACTCTAATAAACCAAGTCTAAGTAATACGACTAAATCGACCAATGTAACATCTGCAGCAGTAAATTCACCGAAAAGAGAGGCCGTTAGTTCCTCTCAAACTGCAACCACAGATCAGCAGGGAGTTTCGGCTTCGACTACCGATGTAAATACTACTCAGAATGCACAACGGATTCAAGCAAAGGTCCTGGAAGTGGTGGATGGAGATACAATCAAAATAAAAATAAACGACAAAGAGGAGACTGTACGTTTTCTTCTAGTCGATACTCCTGAAACAAAGCACCCTAAATACGGGGTACAACCATTTGGTAAAGAAGCGAGCTACTTCACGAAGCAACTCCTTACCGAAAAAGACTGTGGAGCTTGAACAAGATGTAAATAATGGTCCTGACAAATATGGACGACTTCTCTACTACATTTATGTAGATGGTAAATCGGTTCAAGAGCAATTGCTGGAAAAGGGGTTGGCACGCGTCGCGTATGTGTACGTACCTAACGTGAAATATGTTGAACAGTACCGTAAAATTCAAGAAAAAGCCCAAAAAGCCGGAGTTGGAATTTGGTCAATTGAGAACTATGCCCAAGAAGATGGGTACCATTCGGATGTTGTAAAAAAGAACGAACCGGAGCCCAGTAAAAACACCGTGGCTATCCAAACTTCACCGAAGCCGCAGCCTAATCCCCAACCCCAGCCAACTCCTCAGCCAGTACAGGAAGTGTATTATGCTAACTGCAGTGAGGCAAAAGCAGCAGGCGCAGCTCCTCTTTACAGAGGTGAGCCTGGGTACAGAGAGAAGTTAGATCGTGACAAAGACGGAGTTGCTTGTGAAAAGTAAGATTTAAGCCTTCTCATTTGAGAGGCATTCACAGGCGTATTTAAAATCAATTGTCACTGGCGTGGAACGCGAATTTGTTTTCGTTCAGCCGCAGATTAAGGCACGTGTCAAAATGAGAAACTGGACAAAAGAGCGGCATACTTCGTTCTCCAGTATTCGTTGATTTTGTACTGACCACATAACAAAACCCGCCCCTGTATTTAAGGACGGGTTCTTGCAATTTTTACCCAGATATTGAAACTACAATCTTTTTGAAAATCTCAGGGGCTTGCTTAATTTCGGATGCTTCCATTTTTCCAAGCAGGAATCCGTAGCCCTCTACAACAGGGTATTCATCTGATTGCCGTAGTTTCTCTTCTAATGAGCCTTCCTCATAGTAAAGATCCCACGAATCATCTTCTAATTCAATGGCGATTCCCACATGTTCTGTCCCGTTGTGATCGATTTCCAGATGGTAGTGCCGTAAATCTCGATGAAAAATATCATCAAATATCACGTTAATACTGTTCAATTTTTCTCGTAATAGAGTGGAAGAAGTTTGGGGTAGTCTTATATACAACTTAAAACCAATCTTCTCCCCGCTCAGTTCCATTATATCTATTTCGTTGTACATGGGCATGCTGTCACCCAATACATCAATGACTACTTTTTTTATGTCATTGTGATTTGGAAATTCATTAAAGTACAACTCGCATAGATATCTAGTATAATCATCCGACAAAAATTAAACCTCCCTACTTTTAAGCCAACGTTTGCACAGGAATAACCAATTAATTAATTAATTAATTAATTAATTAATTACTACCATGGAAACTTAGGTATGTCTTTACCGAAGGGTACCATAGCTATTGGAATATGCTCACGCATATCTGGTTGGACATGCATATGAATATCACCAAACCGTTCTTTTCCTCCATTTGGTTTCACTACTTTCATATCAACACGAAGAATTTGGACTCTATCATATGATAGAGTAAATAACGTGTGGTTATCGTCGTTGTAACTGCTTCTTTTAGGGCCCTTCCATGATAATTTATCAACACCATATTCCTCAACTAGATCTTTTACGGCTCTTGTTACTTTTTTTACAATTTGTTTTGTGACTTCTCTTTCAAAGTAAGTTATATAGCCGCGCACAGCAGCAAAAAATGCTACTACTTTTACATGATCCATAAGAGGATTTTCACTTCTTAACGAAGCGTTCTGCTGACTATTAGAGGACGGTTTCCCATCATATTTAGTTGGATCATCAAGAATCACTTCATCAGGTGATTCACTAATGTTGACCATCTGTGCCGAAGCTAATGAAGGATGAAGGACGCCAGTAAAAATGATACTTAAAACAAGAGTAAAGGTTAAAATTCGTTTCAAATGTTTCATTAATTTAAATCTCTCCCAGTTATTATATCTACCTATTCCTGTGCAAATAGTAGCTTAAAAGATAAGGTTATAAATAGGTTTATATATTAAAAATTTCCAGTATGTTTAATTATATCCAACAAAAATTCGTTTGCAATTAAAAAGTAAATTGTTAATGTTTAGAAATTTTTCCAATTTCACATCAAATAGCATATGTTGATTAATAATACTAAGGGCGATGTATGCACTCATCAGCACTTACTTTACCCAGGACTCTAAGTGCATGCTTCGTACACCAGTATTTGTTGATTTCATATTGTCCGCGTGGTGCTGGCTAACCATATAAGCTTTAGGCTATTATGGGGGTACGAGGTGATCATATGTGCGGACGATTTACGTTGGTGACTAACCTGGAGTTGTGGAATGCAAGGTTCCAAATCGGGGTTATACCTTTTGATATGCAGCCACGATACAATATCGCACCGGGTCAATTAATCCCTGCTATTATTTCCGATCAAGGTAAGCGTCGACTCGGACAGTTAAAATGGGGCTTAGTTCCATTTTGGTCGAAGGACGAGAAAGTTGGCTACAAGATGATCAATGCGAAATCGGAGACATTACGGGAGAAACCCGCATTTAAAAATCTATTTGCCCGAAAGCGTTGCATCATCCCGGCGGATGACTTTTACGAATGGAAGAAGGTCGGAAAGGAAAAGCAGCCGATGCGTATAATGATGAAGACAGGCGAACCGTTTGCATTCGCTGGCTTATACGATACCTGGACAAGTCCAGAAGGAGAAAAGCTACACTCCTGTACGATCATCACGACCACGCCTAATGATGTTGTGGCTGATATTCATGACCGGATGCCTGTTATCTTGAATGAACAGGACGAAGCAATCTGGCTTGATCGCGAAAAGTTCGATGCTGACTTGTTACAATCGTTACTTGTACCATATGATCACGAACAGATGAAAGCCTACCCTGTTCCAGCAATGGTTGGCAGTCCGAAAAACGACATGCCAGAATGTATTCAAGAAATAGCTAACCCGTCCCTGTTTTGAGGAGACGGGATTTTTGTTAATACCTGTCCATGTAGTCAGCCAAATATACGAAATGCTTTCCTCCGCCAATCATGTACCGTTTCAGTTTCTCTCGAAACGTACCATCAGCGAGGGCCAGCTCAACTACAAATGCTTGGGCACTCCCTAACGAGCGATTTCGCTTAGCCCTTCCGTGAAATATCGGATTCCTAAAGTCCAAGTTGTCAGCTATTTGAATCACGTTTCCATACATGACCCGGGAATGAGTCGATGACACTCGCGGCAGCTCCACATGCGTTTCCCCGATATCCACGCATCTCCCTCCTGTTCTCAATTCAAAATCGCCCGAAAATTAAACATCATTCCGCACACTGCACACTGAGAGTCTACTGAACAAGCAGCAGAGGATATGTAGTGCTGCACAACGCCCATCACCTATGGATGACGTCACCGCGCTTTATCGTCCCATTCAGAGCTGCTCTGACAAGGTATTGATCGTCTAAGCTTACTACGCGCCCTGTGCCTATCTCTTCGGCCTGTAGACGTCCACGGCTGACCGAAACTACTCGGTAGGCATCCCTGCTGGAAATGGTCCAGGGGGCACGTAGAGGGTTTGAGCGATGGAGAGGAGCAAGCCAAAAGATAACACTGCCAGTAGCCCCCAGGACGTTTTCCTGACCGATCTATCAATGTCGCCGGGATCATCCTTGTCATCTTCCCAGTCATCCTCCTCCAGGTATTCAGGGTGTCTCCGATCCTCGCGGTAGTACCTACGCTTTCGTCCCATCGATCACATTCGCCACCTTTCGAACAGGCACCGGAGTACCTACTCCTTTTTTTACCCGGACGGCGATCGGATCAAGGGCAAGAGGTTTCAAGTTCTCTTTCACCCAGCCACTAAAGTTCATGCTCTTTGCCAGCTCAAACATTTCTCGCTCGACAGGATCGTTGACGTTAAAGCATACAGGCTTTCTTTCGGTTGCCATGCTTATCCCTCCCGCTGTGTTATGCAGCGTTGTGAGCTGCTTGCTACTAAGTGATGCACAACGGTTTGTCCAATATTCCTGTTTTGCCAGACGAAAATGACTAAATCTGTTCGCACATGCCCAAACTGGGTATTGAGGTGATTAAATGTTTGGATTAGGAAAACCAGAAACAAAAGTCAAAAAACTGCTTAAGAAGCACAGGAAAACACAGGAATGGCTTTGTGCGGCAGCTCCTATCAGCAAGGATACTGGAACAAAAGTTTGCGCCGATCCAGACTACATACCAGTACCAAAAGTAGCAAAAAAAATCCTTGTGGCATTAAGGAAACTAGAGCCTGACGTAAAGCACGAGGAACTCTGGCCAATGTAA